GGCGGGCGGAAGGTCATCACGACCGGACCGCACGTCGAGCCAATTGTTATGGAATGGAACAGGCGATATCTTAGCCCGACCTACCATATCTATGACGAGCAATTGCGTACTGAAGCGATCCTCGAAGCTTTGCAAGCTGTAAAGGATCAAAAGTGGAACGCCGGCGTTGTTGTCGCAGAAATGTCCGGTGTGATACAAATGGGGTACGATGCCATGAACCTTGTGGTTCGGACCAGAAACGCCATTCGCAAAGCGGAGTATGGAAGAGCCTATGAAGAGTTTCGAAGTAAGGTTAAGAAAGCCAAACCTTACCCGACGTGGAGACGCGAGAACTGGCAGCAACTTCGCCATATCAAGTCGATCCGCGAGTCGAAGCACATCCCAACGGGATGGCTTTACTATCACTTCGGTATCAAGCCCACCTTGGACGACATCTCGGACGGCGTTGCCGCCTACGGGAGTCGTTTAGCAGATCTCGCTTACTCAGGAGCACTATTTACCAAGGGTTATGCGAAACAGACCACCAAATCCACAGAAAACCTAAGCAGGAGTTCCTACTCTGGAACTATGGAGTACAACGTACTTCGTTCGGTGAGAGTGATCATCGGCGTTCGCCCAAAGAATTTTGTGGCTGGTAAGCTAAGTGAGTTGGGTGTGACAAACCCTCCAGAAGCGGTATATAACGCAATACCGTTCTCTTGGCTTGTAGACTATTTCACCTCCTTTGGTGATTGGTTAAGTGTGCTGGATACGTCACTCGGCTGGACTTTCGACGAGTTCTGGCAGGAATCCTGGCGAGTTGTTGCTTCGTCAGTCTTCACACCTGTTTCCTCGTCGACCGTGAAATACGGTTACCCTACCGAGCCCGGTCGCATCGACCATAAGAACATTAACCGCAAGGTTCGTGGAGATTTGTATGGTCCGATGGGATCAATCCTTCCGCAGTTTAAGCGGAGGGGTCCATCGCTGCAGCAGGTAAGTAATCTGCTGTCAGTTCTCTCAACGTCTATGCGAGTACCAATTCGCCCCTAGACTTTCCCAGAGGTACAGAAATGGCAATTGCCAATGTCGTCATCGCTGACGCAACCCCGGTTACCCCAGTGAATCACACGTTCGTGCCGATTGCAGATGGCAAGAACATGCGTTGGATCAACGATACGGGAGCTCAGACCCTTGCGGGTCAGGAAACTCTCGCCGTTGATGTCAACCGCAGCGTGAACGCGAAGGAACCCCACACCAGCTCGTTGAAGATCTACGATCCGGTGGAGATCCTGGGCGTCGGCGGCACGTATGCCGTCGATCACAGTTGCAGTTCGGACGTCCGCTTCAAGTTCGCCACCAATTCGACCGCTCAAGAGCGGCTGAATCAGGTGCGGATGACCAAGAACGCCCTGACTGCACTGGAAACGTACCTGTCTGGTCCGATTCCCTGGCTGTAAGCCAGGATGGGCCGTCGTAGGTACACGCCGCCCTCTCACGAGGGCCTCAGCCGGTTTGACAACGCCGGTGGGACGGATGTGGTGAGAATAAGCCACGTCGTAAATGGAGTATTGAAATGCTTCAGAGACCTCCTAGCCCTGATCGGGCTGGTTTTGATTGTGCTGCTTTTGACATCGGATCTTACCTTAAACGCGTCTTTTGGAGCGTCGGGTTCGATCCCTTCGAGCCGTCCAAAGTTGGCGAGCCAGGGAAATATCACGGCGCCGCAAGGCGTGGTGGTGATACCTATGGCTTCGCCGTAACATACTTTGGCGAAGAAGTAATGACAAAGTTCGACGACGAGAAATCCGAGTCGGGCAAAGTCAAAACTGATGCCGCCGCGTCGAGATTCGACGAGGCAGAGCAGTTGTGTGCCGCAACCAACAGGCGTTTCCACAAATACCTTTTGGGCCACCGTCCTGCAAATGAGCAGGTCACACGCGTACTGTTACGCGCACGTCAAAAGATCGGTCGCCTTTTGGAAGAAGTGGATTGGGAGCGGGTCAGAAAGGGGTGCACTTTCACGCAAGGCAGTAGTGTTTCACTGAGGCGTGGCCGTAGCTCACCGATACACAAATACTCGGCGAAAGTCGAGAGTACAAATTCCGCTTTGAGTACCGTGTCTCCGATATTCTCGGAGATCCCTGCGTTAATGGGAGGCATTGCCGACGGCTCCGGGATTAATATCATCCCGGGGAACAAACTCACCTGTGTCCCGAAGAACTACAAGACTCACCGGATGATCGCTGGCGAACCCTCTGGGCAGATGTACGCTCAGAAAGGAATGCACGCAGAAATCCGCCGGTTACTCCGGAAGGTGGGTGTTAACTTGGATGACCAGACTCCGAATCAAGATTGGGCCCTCCTTGGGTCCAGATCGGGGTTGGTCGCTACAGTTGACATGTCGATGGCGTCTGACACGGTCGCGTATAACGTGGTCGAGTGGATGTTGTCCCTTGTGCCTCAGGTGTTCGATTACCTTGACAGGTGTCGCAGCACTCAGGGGAAGTTCGCTGATCGTACAGTAATGTATGAGAAGTTCAGCTCTATGGGGAACGCAAACACGTTCGAGCTTGAGACCCTGATATTTTGGGCTCTGGCCGTGGCGACATGCGATATCTCCAATGCTGATTCACGTTTTGTTGGTGTTTACGGCGACGACGTCGTGATACCGAACCGTTGTGCGGGCCTCTTCATGGACGTGCTAGAAGAGTGTGGTTTTAAACCTAACAGAGATAAGACATTCTGGGAGGACCGACCGCACGCTCTACAAAAACGGTTCCGCGAAAGTTGTGGAAAACACTTCTACCGCGGAGAAGACGTTACACCTGTATACATCCGTTCACAGCCAAAGACGTTGTTGGACTACTTTCTCCTTGTGAATAACTTGGTCAGGTGGTTGCGACGTCTTGAAGCTATATCCGACGCACCATGCCTTAAACAAGCGTGGAAGGTTGTGGATGAATTGCGAGCATTGGCTCCGCAAGAATGGGTGAAACCTCGGATCCCCGATGGCTTTGGGGATGGTGCCTTCATCGGCACATTCGACGAGTGCACTCCGGAAACCTACAAAAGTCGCAAGACTCAGTGGGTGGAAGGGTATCGCGTTGAAGTTCTTACCGAACGCAGTGATAAAGCGGTCGGTCGTTCTGCGTGTGGTTTTCCTTTGGTTTGGCGAAAGTTGAGCAAGAGGAAGGGTTCACCACCAGTGATGGTGATGAAACCTATTGAGTGTGGAAAACTCAAGAAGCACGTGGCTACGGTTACGGCTGTCGGCTTCGCTCTGGCCTCTCTCGAGAGGTTGGAAAAACGAAGTTTGCTTCCGTACGAGTTCAAGCGAGTCTATCAACCTGTATATGGAACCCGAAGGGGTACCCAGACCGAGCCACCTAAGAGGTGGTTGGGGCTTCGAGAGCTTGCGCTCTCGTTCGCAGGTGCAGAACTTGCTACCGAGGGAATGTCGATTGATTTGCCGTCGACAGTCCAGGTGATCACCACGTTTATGACCATTCCAAGGTCCTCTAGCTGGTGATGGTACTTGTAACATTGGCACCTTGATTTGGTGGAAGTCGTCGTGAGACGATCTTCGTGAGAACGGAC